TTATACAATTAATTTTGTTTATGTTTTAAAAAAAATAAAAATAAATTCTCTTTGTTTATTATAGAGATATCTAATAAAAACAACAATTTATTTGGATGCAATATAAATGAGACCAATATTAATAATAGATTCCATGAATATGTTTTTAAGACATTTCATGATGAATCAATCTGTAAATTCTTATGGTGAACCGGTAGGAGGTGTTGTTGGTTTTTTAAAAAATTTAAGATATCTTGTCAAAAATATAATTCCGAGCAAAGTTTATATTGTTTGGGAACAAGGTGGCGCATGTCCTCGTCGCAGAAAAATATATTCTGAATATAAAGCGAATAGATTAAAACAAAAAGATTTTGAAAATCTATATACCGATGAAAACAATAAATTTTATCCAATATTAAATGTAAAAAATAAAACATATCAAATAAAATTGCTCACAACAGCATTAAATAATCTACCAGTCTGTCAATTATATGTTCCAGAGGTAGAATGTGATGATGTAATTACTTATCTTTGTAAAAACAAATTTGAAAATTTAGAAGAAGATAAAATAATTGTTTCTTCTGATAAAGATTTTTATCAATTAATGGAAAATCCAAAAATTAAAATATATGATTTGGTGACAAAAAAAATATTGACACCACAATATGTCAAAGAACAATTTGGAATCTCTGTAAGAAACATAACAATTGCCAGATGCCTGGTAGGAGATAATTCTGATAATATTCCAGGTGTTCCAAAATTAGGTTTTAAAACAATTGCCAAAAGGTTTCCGGAACTTGGTGATGATTTTAATGATTACGACATAGATTGGCTTTTAAATAAATGTAGAGAACTCAATAAGGGCAAAAATCCTCCAAGATGCTATAAAGACATTATAGAAAATGAAGAAATTATTCGTAGAAATTGGAAATTAATGTTTTTGGGTCATAGTGTTCTTAATTTAACACAAATGCAACGCATAGATTATAGGCTTGATAATTTTAAGCCTATAATGAATCATGTGGGTTATTTAAAAACATTTATGGCAGCTAGTATACCTATTACAAGAGAAATTGAAACTGTCGCTGCCGATATGAAATGTTTAATGTTCTAATTAAGCAACAAACATTAATTGTCTTGAAATGATATTAATAACTTAAATTGTTACGATAAACTTATCAATTAGAACAAGGGTATTTTTATGTTAGAAAAAACAGAAAAAGAAGAAAAAGGATTTACTCAATTAGGTAAAAAATTTCAAGAAAAAGTAATGCAAGCCCTTATGGATGATAAACAATGGGCCACTTCATTTATTGAAGTATTTGATGTTGATGAATGTTTTGATTATGTTCCATTAAAAATAATGGCAAAAACATATATTCAATATTTTAAAAAATATAAAGATTTTCCAACTTTTGATCTTTTTGAAACTATAATCAAAGATGAATATTCAAATGCAAATGATACTGTTTTAAGAGAAAGAATGTTGTTTATTCTTAATTCAATTAAAAAAAGAGAAGATTTAAGTGATTTACCTTGGGTAAAGGAAAAAGCATTTACCTTTTGTAAACAACAAATGCTTAAAAAAGCTTTGTTAAAAGGCTCAGAATTAATTATGACCGACAAATATGAATCTGTTGTGGAATTAATGAAAAATGCAATAGCTGCTGGTATGACAACTAATGTTGGTCATGAATATAATGAAGATATTGATGCAAGATATTCTATGACATATAGAAACCCAATACCAACAGGAATTCCGCAGCTTGATGAAAAGAAAATCATGAATGGTGGACTTGGAAATGGTGAATTGGGTATTGTTGTTGCTCCAACAGGTGTTGGCAAAAGTCATTGTCTTGTAGAATTTGGTTGTGGAGCGCTTCTTGTAAGAAAAAATGTGTTTTATTACTCAATGGAGTTAAAAGAAAGACTTATTGGAATTAGATTTGATAGTAGATTAACAGGAATTCCTTCTACAGATTGTCCGGAACATAAAGAAGAAATAAGAGCATATCTTGAAGAAAATAAAGAAAAAATTGGTAAACTTATAATTAAAGAATTTCCAACAAGAAAAATAACTGTTAATACTATTCGTTCTCATGTTGAAAAAATGTCTTTAAAAGGTGTAAAACCAGATATGATTATTATTGATTATGCTGGAATTATTCGTTCAACTGAAAAATATGATTTACCAAGATTAGAAATGCAAGCAGTTATTCAGGAAATAAGAAATCTTGCCCAAGAGTTAAATGTACCAATATGGACAGCTTTGCAATCCAATAAAGAAGGAGCAAAAGCTGAAATTGTAGATACGACAAACATGGCGGAATCATACGGACAAGCAAGTGAAGCCGACTTTGTTCTTGGATTACAAAGGCAAAGTGCTATTAAGTCAACTGGTTATGGTACTTTGTTTGTAGCAAAAAGTAGGCTTGGAATAGATGGCGTTCAATTCAATATCCATCTTGATACATCTCGTTCAAAATTAACCATTATAAACAATCCCGATGAAAATAGTGAAATGTCTTTAGAAGATGCTCAACAATTAGCAAAAACTGAAGTTTTAAATTCTTTTAAAAAGTCAATTTCAAAAAGAAAAAATCTTTTTTCAAAAATTAATGGTGTAGAAAATATATAATATTATTCATTTATGTAACAAAAGGAGATAAAAATGGTAACATATAATGAAGCTTTAGAACAGTCATTAAAATATTTTAACAATGATAATTTGGCAGCGACTGTTTATTTAGGAAAATATGCACTTAAAACTCCTGATGGTGATATTTTAGAACCAGATCCATCTTATATGCACAAACGTCTTGCAAAAGAATTTGCAAGAATAGAACAAAAATATCCTAATCCAGTTAGTGAAGAAAGAATATTAAAATATTTAAACAATTTTAAATATATTGTTCCACAAGGTAGCCCTATGGCTGGAATTGGCAATCCTTTTCAAATAATGTCAATAAGCAATTGTTTTGTTATTCCAAGTCCGTTTGATTCAATGTCAGGGATTAAATACACAGCCGCTGAAGAAGCTGAAATTATGAAACGTAGAGGCGGCGTAGGTTTCGATATTTCTACATTACGTCCAAAAGGTATGAAAACTACAAATGCCGCAGGAACGACTGATGGCATTGAAGTATTTATGGAAGATTTCTCAGATACATGTCGCCGAACGGCTCAAAATGGTCGTAGAGGCGCTTTAATGTTAACAATTTCAGTACATCATCCAGAAATAAGAACATTTATAAACATTAAGAGAGATTTGAAAAAGGTTACTGGTGCCAATATTTCTATTCGTATCTCTAATGAATTTATGAGAGCTGTTAAGAATAAAGAAAAGGTCCAATTAAGATTTCCTGTGGATGAAAAAGAAAATCCAAAATATCAAGAATATGTAGATGCGGCTGAACTATGGGATGAAATTATTAGTGCTGCACATAATTCGGCAGAGCCAGGATTATTGTTTTGGGATAATATTTTAGATTATTGTCCAACTACTTCATATCCAGAATTTAAATCTATTTCTACAAATCCTTGCATTGTTGGTTCAACACTTATTGCAGTTGCTGACGGTAGAAATGCTGTTACAATTGAGCAACTTGCCAATGAAGGAAAAGATGTCCCTGTTTACTCCACCAACCTTGAAACAGGTGAAGTTGAAATTAAATTGGGTCGTAATCCTCGTAAAACCGGCAATAAAAAAGAAGTTTTCAAACTAACTCTTAATGATGGAAGTGTTTTAGTCGCAACTCCAGATCATAAAATTCTGTTAAAAACTCTTGAATATAAACAGTTAAAAGATTTGCAAGTAGGTGATTCTATTTTTCCATTTTACAGCTACAACAACAATGGTTATCGGCAGGTTGTTACAACAAAAGAAGAGATTGAATCATTTCCTGAAATGAAGGTTTCTTCAATTGAATTTATGGGATATGAAGATGTTTACAACATTACTGTTGACGATAATCATAATTATCATGTAATTACAAAACAAAAAGATGAAAATTTCATTACATCTTCTGGTATTTGCATTAAAAATTGCGGTGAAATAACTCTTTCAGCATATGATAGTTGTAGATTGTTGTTAGTAAACACATATAGTTTTGTAAATAATCCTTTTACAAAAAATGCTTATTTTGATTGGGTATTATTCGAAGAAGTGGCTAAATTAGCCCAAAGATTAATGGATGATATTGTAGATTTAGAAATCGAATGTGTAGATCGCATCCTACAAAAAATAGAAAAAGATCCAGAACCTGATCATGTTAAAAATATAGAAAAAAATCTATGGTTAAATATAAGAAAAGCTTGTGTACAAGGAAGAAGAACTGGGCTTGGTGTGACTGGAATTGGAGATATGGTTGCTGCGATGGGAATGACTTATGGATCAGAAGAATCCATCCGTTTTGTTGAACATGTATATCGTACTTTGTGTTTAGCCTCTTATGCTGAATCTATAAAATTGGCAGAAGAAAGAGGACCATTTCCTGCTTTTTCTTTTAAATTGGAAAAAGACAACTTGTTTTTGAAGAGAATTTGGGATGCTGATCCAAAGCTTTATCAAGAGTATCTTAAATATGGTAGGAGAAATATTGCAAACTTAACAACAGCTCCGGCTGGTTCTGTTTCAATTTGTACTCAAACAACATCAGGTATTGAACCGGTATTTCTTATTTCTTACAAAAGAAGGAAAAAGATAAATCAAAATGACGAACAAGCAAGAGTTGACTTTGTTGATAATGTTGGAGATAAATGGCAAGAATACAGAGTTTTTCATAAAGGATTTGTGGATTGGGCAAACGTTAATGGTATAGACTTGTCTAATGTTACAAATGAAAAAATTGAAGAATTAATAAAAATTTCTCCATATTACAAATCCACATCTAACGATGTAGATTGGGTAGCAAAGATTAAAATGCAGGCAGCAGCACAAAAATGGATTGATCATAGTATTTCAAACACTACAAATATCCCAGAAGATACTCCAATAGAAATTACAAAACAAATTTATATGACTGGTTGGGAATCTGGCTGTAAGGGTGTTACTGTATATCGTGAAAATTGTAGAAGTGGCGTTCTTGTATCAGATAAATCTGAAAAACAAAAAAATGTTGGCATAATTGAACGTGATGCACCAAAAAGACCAGCCGAACTTGAATGTGATGTTTATCACCATACAATCGGTGGTGAAAAATGGGTTATATTTGTTTCATTGCTTGAAGGCAAACCATATGAAATTATGGGCGGTCTTTCTAATCACATTAATCTTCCAAAAAGAGTGAAAAAAGGAAAAATTGTTAAAAACACAAATTCATCTGGGAAATCCAGATATGATTTCCATTATGATTATCAAAATCCAGAAGATGAAGTTATAATTAAAGATATTGGAAACATTTTCCAAAATGAAACAAATTCAGCATTTTCCAGAATTTTGTCTTTGGCATTAAGACATGGTACTCCTGTCCAATATGTTGTTGAACAATTAATAAAAGGTTCTGATAAAGAATCTGATCTTTTTTCTTTCTCGAAAGCAATGATAAGAGTTCTTAAAAATTATATCAAGGATGGTACAAAACCAACAAAGAAAAAATGTGATGTTTGCGAATCAACAAATCTAGCTTTTCAACAAGGATGTGTAACTTGTCTAAATTGTGGCGATTCAAAATGTTTATAATATAAATTAAAATAATAAAATATATAAGGATACAACTTAATAGTTGTATCCTTTTTTTATGGGTTAAAAAATGATTTATACAATAATTGTGGCAAGTTCAGAAAATAGAGTAATTGGGAAAGATAATAAACTGCCTTGGAAATTACCAGAAGACATGTCGGCACTTAAATCTTATACAATGGGCAAAATAGTGCTGATGGGTAGAAAAACATTTGAATCAATTAGGAAACCCCTTTCAGGTCGTTATAATGTAGTTATAACAAGTCAAGCCGCTGAATTTAATGAAAAATATAAAATGGATAATTTAATATTTTTTCGTAGTTTTGAAGAATATTTCGAATTTGTACCTTTTTTAAAAAAATTACCTGAAAAATATAATGAAACTTGCATTTTAGGAGGATCAAAAATATATGAAAAATCTTTAGATTTGGGAATTGTTTATAAAATATTATGGACAATTGTGCATGTTAAAATAAATGGCGATGCATATTTTCCAGAAATTGATTTTCAAAATTGGTTACTTGTAAAACAAAATGTTAAAGAAAAAATAGATCCTAATTCTTATCTCATAGATGATTCTGAAAAAAAACCTTTAAAATATTCAACTTTTTATTTTATAAAAGATTAATGACTTTAAAAAAAAATATTGTTTTGTTATGATTGTTTTATGGCAATGAAGGTTAATGAATTTAGTCAAATAGCTAAAGAACTAGTAGTAATTTTAAATGAAAAAAATAAAGCTTATGGAAATGCTTTTGATAAAGCAGAAGATTTTTTAAAAATTTTATTTCCAAATGGAATCACTACAGAACAATATGCAGATATGCTCTGTATTGTTCGAATATTTGACAAATTAATGAGAATTGCAAATAAAAAAGATGCATTCGGAGAAAGTCCTTATGTTGATTTGGCCGGTTATGCGTTACTTGGAGAAAAGAAAACTAGAGAAATAAAAAGAAAAAAGCAAAAATTAAGTAAATAAATATTTATTTCTATTTTTTATTATTGAATAAAATTTACAAACGAGAATTGAAAAATGAAAATAATAAAAGAAGAAGTTTTAGGAATGCGCGGTGGATGGGTTATAAAAGCGCGTATTGTGTTATATCATAACCATCAGCGCAGAGCAGAATTATATTTAGAGAAAGTTCCAAATGTGGCTTTCCAAGAAGTAGGTTGGACTGTTGAAGAATTGGCAGAATTACATAATGCATTAGTTAAATGGAAAGAAAAAAATAAAGAGCCATGAATGAAAATTATTATGAAATTTTAGGTATTGATAAAAACGCCAACCAAGAACAAATTAAAACCGCATTTAAAAAATTAGCATTTGAATATCATCCAGATAGAAATCCTGGTAATTCGAGTGCTGAAGAAAAGTTTAAAAAAATAAACGAAGCTTATCAAGTGCTTTCAGATCCAGAAAAAAAGGCTCAATATGATATGGAGCTTAATGGATTTCCTTCGGGGTTTGATCAAGATGCAATCCCAACTGAGGAAATGTTAATATCAATGTTCCGAAATTTTTTTGGAACAATTCCAGATTTTGATTTTCGAAATCAAAACAAAAATAATATTGATGGTTTTTTTACAATAACAATAAGGGAAATTGTAGAAGGTTGCATAAGAACACTTAAGACAAAATTAAAATTTGGTTGTAAAACCTGTTCTTGCTCTGGAAAAAATTTACAAAAACCAGAAGGTGATTGTCCCACATGCAATGGAAAAGGTATTATTTTCAAAAAATTTAGTGAAAGAATGTTTGTTAATACAACTTGTACAACTTGTTTTGGAATGAAGAAAAAATATCCTATTTGTGAAGAATGCAATGGAGTTGGATTTATAGAAAAAGAACAAGAAGTGCAAGTTAGAATCCCACCAGGATTTATGGGAGGTTTAGTTGAAGTAACAGTGTTTAATGATGAACTTAAATCAAAAACAAAAGCTGTTTTTAAAGTTGATCTCGATATTCCTCAAGATATAAAATTTGATAATGAAAAAAATGTTATTAAAACATTAAAAGTTAAATATTCTGATATTGTACTTGGAAATGATAAGTTTGTTGTTGATTTATTAGAAAAAGGAACAGTTACAATTAAACTTCCTCCACGAATAAACAAAGAACTTCGATTAAAAGGTAAAGGAATACCAGTGACACCGCACGCTAAAGAAAGAACAGATTTGTTTATTCGAATTGTACCATATATTCCGGAAAATCCCACTTCAGAACAATTAAAAGCAATTGAAAATTTAAAATCAGTTGGACTTTAGACACTTAAACAAAATTATATAAAATATTGTTAAAAGGAATAAAAAATGTCAGAAACAAAAGATAGAAAATTTTTTGGTTTAGATGATGTTGTTATTTTTCAAATTAGAGAATTAATACAATTAGCAATGTTAACTCAAACAAATTTAGTTGATCATATGCGTCAATTAAGATTTGAAGAAAGTCAAGAAAAACCAGGGTTCTTGACATTAACACCTGAATATGTACAATATCACAATAATGTCGTTGAAGGTTTAATGAAGCAAGTTGAAGAATTAACAAAAACAGTAACTGAAACCGAATCTAATGATAAAGTTTCTAACTGAAAATTTTAAAAAACATTAACTGTTATTACTAACACTTCAAAACAGTTGTAACAACTGCTATCCTTGTGTTATGGAAACTAATGTTAAATATATAATAGTATATCAAAATAAAATTGTTGGAAAATTTAAGGACCCAGTAAAGGCAATAAGAATAAATCGTTTAAAATATCCAGCAGGATCGGAAGTTTATAAAGTACTAGAAGATAATAAAACAATTTTGCTTGCAAAAAATGTAAAATATTAAGCACTCATGAATGATGAAGAATCAATACTAAATTTTGAAAGGTTTCAAAAAAAAGTTTTTGAAAATTCTGAATTAATTTATAGCATTGAATATGATAAAATTCTTATGGAGCTTGTTGTTTCTTTTACAACAGGTGTAAAATATAAATATTTTGGAGTAGATCAAGAGATAGTTGATAAAT